TATGGCTGCTACCGAGCAGATGCAGGCAGACATGATAGATGAGTCTCTGGACGATGAGCTGGAAGAAGAACCACTTGAAGAAGAACCACTTGAAGAAGAAGTGGTTGAAGAACCAGAAACAGAATTAGCTGAAGAGGAATTAGAGGAGGAAGAATAATGTCGACCGAAATAATAGAAGTAATTGCCGCCTCATCTGACGATGGTTTTGTTCGTCAAGAATTTATGTATGGCTCCCCGTCATCCAATGCTTTCACATCCACCAACGATGAAATGAAAGTTGGTTATGAAGATGATGGATTTGGATTGACTCAATACTTTTGGAGCTTCCTAAGATTCACAACAATAGACATAGCACAAGGTGAGAACATCATTTCCGCTTATCTTCAAATGAAGTATTCAGGATATGAAAGTTCAAGTGTTGGGAAGACAGTAAAAATATCCGCTGAAGCAGTAGACGATGCTTCAGCACCAACCAATGCTTCAGACGTTATTAACGCAACTCTCACAACATCAAATTCAACGTGGACAATCCCAACGATGAGTTCGGGAACATACTACGACTCCGCTGATATTACCTCCACGATTCAGGAAATTGTTAATCGTGCCGGTTGGGTTGCCGACAACGATATGAATATTATCCTACACGACTCATCTACCAGTGGGAACTGGTACGCCCGCTGGTGGTCACATAATAAGGGAGTTTCCCACGCACCAAAGTTGGTGATCAATTATGGGGCTGCCTCTGGTGATAGTGAAACAGTTTATAACACCGTAATTAAGTCGGCTCAACCTGCCGCATTCAGTCCAATAGATACTTGCATTGCAGAAGGAAATAGATAATGCCAAACTCAATGACTCAAATTATGACCGCCGCCACTTCTGGTGAATCAGCTTCTCAGCAATGGTATGGTGGTGAAGGACAGTTTTCAGTATCGGGAACATTCGGCGGAACTGCCGCTGTTGAATTACAAATGTCTCCCGATGATGGATCAACTTGGATTCCTGTCAGCGGTTCAAGCGTGACAATTCCTGATTGTAAGTCCTTCCGATTAGGGACTTGTGATATTAGGTTAGCAATCACAAACGAACACGGAACCACATCCATTAATGGATTTATTACTAAGACCACCGGTCAGTGGACTTAGATTCGGTGTAATATAAATTGGAGCATCCTATGTCTGCAAAGACCTTAGAGTTTTATTGCCCTCTCTGTAAGGGAGTGCAAACAGTCCATCGCGGAATATGCAACTCTTGCGGTAAGCTAATAGGATGCTCCATTATTAAATACGATGAGGCGGATAACTATTACGGTTGTCAAGACAATCATATGCTGATACAGGAACTACAAAAAATGACTGGTTCCAGAGATGCTCTAATTACAAAGATGTATTCAGTATTGGTCTATAAAACAACTCACGGTATCCCTAGAGATGAGCTTATTCAAGAATCATTAAGGGACGTTAAACAGATAGCCAGAAATGCTCTAAGGGAATTTGGGATAGATGAAGAAACACCGCCATCACCATCAATGTCGCTGTCAGAGTAGTTGCCAGACTGGCCTTGCTCTAAACCAAAAAAGAGCAAGTAAGAATCCATTGAGAATGGATCCGACACGCACGACATCCCTTCGCAACTCTTTCGTTCGTGAAGTAAATAAGAGAATGGCTCAGCTCAAACGGGCTATTCGATATGTGGTCGGCGACCTAGATGTCTTCGGGATAAAAAGATCCAATCCCTTTACTGCTAATGCCCCTGCCTTCTTCTTTGAGTCTTATGGTTTAAAGACTCCTCGGCCATCAGAAATAGAGTCCATTTTAGGTATTGCTTATGATCCTAATTTCATAGCAGACGCTGGACCAATCGTAGCAGCTCAAAGCCCATCAGCCCAGCTTACTGCTTTTCAGAAGTGGATGAAACAACAAGCAGAAGCGGGAATCATCCAAGTACCGACAGGCTTTGAGGGAGAGCCGTGGTGTGCCCCCTATATCGAATCATCCTATAAGAAAGCAATGCTCCGAACATATACGGATATTTATGGGCTATCGGCACAGGCGAGTGGTCTTGGAGGTTCTCAAGCAGCTTTTCTACAGTCTGCTTTTGCGGCACCGATAGCAACGAATCAGATACAGATATTAGCCACCAGATGCTTCCAGCAGTTAGAGGGAGTAACGGCCGCTATGGAACAGCAGATGGCACGAATACTGGCAGACGGGCTAATGCATGGAAGAAGCCCGTACGTGATAGCAAGAGAATTGGAAAAGACTGTCGTCACCATGACCAAGAGGAGAGCACGTACGATAGCCAGAACAGAGATTATCCATGCCTATGCTGAAGGCCAATTAGATACTTTTGAGATAGTTGGGAAGGATGACGTTACCATAATGGCCGAGTGGTCTACTGCTGGTGACGATAGAGTATGTGAAGCATGTAATTCATTGGAGGGTGTTGTCTTAAAAGTATCAGAAGCCCGAGGTCTAATACCCAGACACCCTAACTGCCGCTGCGCATTTTTACCGTATGATCCTATGTTCCCTGAAAAAGGCTCTAAGACAAGAAAACAAGAGATAGAGGGAGCCATTCGGACATCAATAAAGAAAACATCCCCTAAAGGATCCTCCCTCGCAGAAGCAATAGAGTCTTCTTCCTGGGCGGGTTCTAGTTTACCATTTTTAAGACCTAAGTAAGGAGACGATCCATGCGTCAGTTATTATTCGATTTTATGAAAGAAGAATGTTCAAACTGTAGCTGCTGTAAAAACTGTAGTTGCTGTAATTCAGATACAGAAATAAAAGATGATTGATTAGAATCAAACAATATAAATCCTCGTGAACGTGGTTAAGGGGTTCTCCACGACACGGGGTACGCCAGTGATGGGTGGGCGCAGAGATGCGGGGTTTGGGTACTGGCGTTTTTTATAATAGAAATTTATTAAGGAAATAGCACAATGGCTAAAACATTTAAGGCCGATTTTAACTTTCGGACGATATGGGAGTATGTTAATACTCCAGATAGTGCGGTGGCCGATGCTCCGTCTATCAAAGATAACAACACTTTATTGATTACAGATAATCTGACGAATGGCACTGGCACTGCTGATGTTGCTAGTAAGATTTATCACGACATCCGGACACTCGCACATTCCTCTAATGAGGAGTTTGATCTGGCTGGCTCTCTTGAAGATGCGTTTGGAGATGTTCTCACCTTTACGGTTGTAAGAGGACTATTCATAATCAATAAAGAATTATCATCCTCCAGTCCGGTATTAGAAGTCGGGGGAGCAACTAATGCCTTCTCAAGTATCTTTGGAAGTGCTACTGATAAAGTTAAGGTGGCAGGTGCCGGGATGATAGCGTTCTGGAATCCTACTGTCGCTGGTTACGCCGTTACCGCAAGTACGGCTGATATTATTAAGGTTGCCAATACTAGTGGTTCCGATAGCTGCACTTACCAGATAGTAGTAATCGGGGAATAAATCATCTGGCTTTTTTTGGAAACTTCTTTCTCCAACTCTTCGTGAAGAACCAAGTCGGTACCCTATTTCTAGGTTGCTGAAAGGTCATCGTATCAGCGACGGCGAGACCCCCATGCCAGATGATGGGGTTCTTGCCGTCAAGGAAAAGCTGATTCCCTTTTTCGATAGCATCTGCGATGTCATCGAATAGTTCAGTGACAATATGGCAATAGTCGATTTTGTATTGAAGCTCAAACATTAGCTAGACAACTCCTCTGCTTCATCCAGAAACTCTAATTCTGATACGGTCGCATTCAGCCTCTCGCCTAGCATGTTAGCCAGAGACCACAAATCTATATTGTTCTTCAGGTCGCTGTCATTGAAGAATTGCCTAGACCAGTCGAACATCTGGGCTGCCCTTTTTCTAAGTTCAACTCTTTGTTCCCATAATTCTTTTTGCGATAACATTTGATTGATCCTTGTGATTAAGATTTTGAATTAAGCATTGAAACGATTGCGAAGATTTGCTTGACGTATGCGGTCGTGATTGGCTATCATTTCCACTTGTCGTGCTTGATCTTTGAACCAGCAGTTCCATTCTTCTGCTGCGTATACGGTTAGGAACAAGTTAAAAGGATTGGCTTTGCGTTCTGATTCTTCGCGTCCGTTAGGAGTTATGCGAACCAGCGAGTAAGTACCGTCATCAAAAACAAGTACTTGAAGATGAACTTCTTCATCGTTTACGTTCCAGCCGATTCGTGCTACTTGACCGCTGAAAGGAGCAAAAGCATCTTTGTTGTATTCTGTTACTGGAGTGGTATTGAATACGCCTTTAACAAAGCTTTCTAAATTTTTGAAGTCTTGTTTAGTTGGATGATTCATTTGATTGTTCCTTGTTCGTAAGAAGTATTAACTTGACTCTTTAATCCTATCATAATTATCGTCACGTGAAACCCCTAAATCTTCATTTTTTGAAAATAATAAAGAAATAAATGGAGATAAATTCATACGACAAATTCTTATTGATTGGTTATTATTAAACGAATAAATGAAAACAAACTTTATCTTCCAGATATGATTAAAGAATAGGCATGAGTGACGTAACATCTTTGGTTGTTGCTATCTTGGGAGGAATCGCCTCTTTATGTGCTGGTGTTTGGTGGCTATCTCGATTGAGTATGAGCTGTACACAAACATCAAGGGACGTACAAGACATCAAAGCAACCACAAAAAGAATCTCAGAGAATATGATCAGCTATCAACACATTTTAACCGATCACGATAAGCGGATCAAAACTTTAGAAAAGGAATGCAGATGACTAAGACCATTCTTGAAAAAGCAAAAACTGGAATCATGGATTGGTGGAACTCAGCGGGCAGTAAGAGACTTCTTGCCTCCGCTATTACTGCCTTTATGGTTACGATTGGCCAAGACTCCGGATGGATAACGACAGATCAAGCCTATCAGCTGGCGGGAGTCGTAATCGGTTTAGTGATTGGAGATAGTTATCGCCCTATCAACCCGAATAAGGTCCAGAACTAATGCCGTTTGGTAGGCGTAAAAGATACAGGGATGACGGACAGAACTCCGATCCAGAACCTAATCAAAAGGTCGATGAACGTATGGATAAAAAAGAATCCAAATGGGATTATAAAACCGATAAGCGTGAGACCAAGGTAGACGGTAAGGTTCAAAAGCAAGAAGCTAAAACCGAAAAAGCCTATGCTACTGCCGCCAAAAGAAATGCTCTGGCTTCCCTAATTAAATGGGTCGTTATTCTTATCGGCGTTGTGTATGCCATTACTAAGCTAGGAGGCTTAGGTGGCGGAGGACTACTTGATAAAGTGAAAGGATTATTCACATAATGTTACGACTTAGATTCATAAAACCCGGACAGCCTAAAAGATTCTTATTGAGATGCCCCTTCACAGAAGATACTTTCAAAATCAGTCAACTGATTATTGATAATGGATACAAGCCAGTAGGTTTTGTGAAGTATTGGCTTCATGTTTTATTTTGGAATAAAAAGAAGTCAAAATGAGGTTAACATAGAGCCAGCATTTTTAGATAATAAAAAGCTGAAGTAAATTTTTGCATTACGGACATAATATGAGTTTACAAAACGTCACTTTTAATATGGCCTCATCGGTTCGATTTGATACGATGGAAGGCCGAGAATATCTTGTGGCTCCCATGGTTATGATTACCGAAGGAGTTCACAATGGGTCCAACGGCCCTCTTTATTATCCACGTTCAGAATTATCTAAGACCCCCGAGGTCTGGAATCATAAACCAGTAGTTGTCTATCACCCCACTATGAATGGACTAGGTGTATCGGCTTGCGATCCTGATGTCATCACTAATCGAAAAGTAGGAGTCATTATGAATACCTACTTCGATAAGAAAACGGGGAAACTACGTGCCGAGGCATGGTTGGAAAAAGAACGTATCCAGGAAGTTGATCCACGTATTGCCGAGGCACTCTCCTCCGGTGAAGTCATGGAATTATCTACAGGTTTATTCACAGATAATGAATTGATTGACGGCGAGTGGAATGGAAAGAACTATAAGTACATCGCCAGAAACTATAGGCCGGATCACCTAGCATTACTACCAGATAAAATCGGTGCGTGTTCTATCGAAGATGGAGCTGGACTTCTTCAGCTAAATCAAAGTCAGAAGACCTCGATAGAACATCAGCTCCAAGAGAACTTCGGTTCTGACGCTGAAATACAGAATGTTGTGACTTCTCAAATTGCTTTTAATTCTAAGGGCGGTTTGTACAAAGTCGATTGTTTTTTTAATGAAGGGAATTTCATAATAGATTCGGAGACTTGTGCAGAAGTCACAGACAACGATTCTACCGATTCCCGAACTTTACTAGGAGCAGACACTATGTCTCATATAGATGAATTGGTTGATGCTATCATTGATAATGATGCAACAGCCTTTGCTGACGATGACCGTGACACTCTGCTGGGTTTAGGTGAAGAATTTCTCGCCAAACTTCAACCAGTTGAAAATGAAGATTCCGAAGAAGAAGTTGAAGCCGAAGAAGTGGCTGAAGCAGACGCTGAAGAAGAAACTGTTGAAGAAGTATCGGAAGAAGTAGCTGAAGCTGAAGAAGTTGAAGCTGAAGAAGCCGTTGCTAATGAGGAATACACTGTTGAAGATTATGTTGCTAATGCTCCTCCGGAGATTCGTGACATGCTTCAAGCCGGTTTAGAGTCTCACAATCGTGACCGTCAGGCACTGATTGATGTTGTGGTCGGAAATGAAAGAAACACTTTCAGTTCAGATCAATTAAATACGAAACCAATTTCTGAGTTAAAGGCCTTGGCCGCACTTGCATCTCAAGAAGTTGTAGAAAACAGCGAAGTTAAACCTTCTGCGAATTATGCAGGAGCCATCGGTTCGTCCGTAGCTCCAGTAGCTAATTCTTCTGAAGAAGCACCTTTGCTTATTCCTACAATTAACTGGGGTGAGTAATTAACTTTTTACTAATTTCTTTTTAGGAGAAATAATAATGGCTGTAAATACCATTGTACTCAAGGGCGGCAATCACTTCGATGAAGTGACTCTTGATAAAATCGCATCGCCAGGAATGGCTATTGAACTCGCCGCAGATGGAAATTATGATCAGGTCCAGTCTGCTCAAGCAGAAGCACTGAAACAAGGTCTTCAGAAGATTCTTATTGAAGATGCTCTTCAGGGTAAGACTGTTGATGATGCTTATGCCGCAAGCGACAAAGCACAGGCATACTCAGCAGTAGCTGGTGATCAACTTCAGGTTCTTGTTAAAGATGGACAAACAATTGCCATCGCTGACAAGTTATGTGTCGAGGGTGGTGGAAGTGGTCTCTTTATCGAGGCTGCTGGAAGTGAAACCGCTTATCAAGTTCAGGCTTTGGAAGCTGTTAGCCCTAGTGGGTCAAACGGTCTTTGCAAAGTTGTCGTTCTCTAATATTAACCACTGGGAGAAAATCTAAATGTCAGATTTTATTCATAACGGTGTAAGTCACGGCGATGTCGCATCAACTCTGATGGCGAATAACTTTGACCCACACGTCCTTCGTCCATACATTGGAGACGACGGAAAATCATATGTAACTATTAACCAAGGTGGACAAGCTAAGTCCTTGATCACCAATGCACCAGCTACTCTCCGCAAGGATGAGTGGATCTCTTTGGATGACGTTGTAGTGAAAGCCGCTAAGTCACGATTGGCAGCAGTAGCTGATCTTCGTGCAAACGGTCTTCAATATAATATTCCAAATGGAATGGGCAAGACTGTTCTTCAGTATCAGAACCAGAGCGACATTTCTGCCGCTGCTGTTTCGATGGACGGCTTAAACGAATCTGCTGGCGACCGACCAGAATACGATTTGAATAGTCTTCCTCTGCCTATCATCCACAAGGATTTCCGATTCTCAGCACGAGAAGTTTTGGCAAGTCGAAACGGCGGAAGCCCACTCGACACAACCATTGCTGAACTTGCTGGTCGTAAGGTAGCTGAAGAAGCTGAAAATCTTCTTCTTGGAGTCAGCGACTCCTACACCTACGGTGGTGGAACCATTTACGGTTACACTAACTTCCCAAGTCGTCTGACTAAGACTATGACGGCTCCTTCAACCACTAACCATAAGACTACTGTGTCTGAAATCTTGGCTATGAAATCTCAGAGCCAGGCAGCTAAACACTACGGTCCTTGGTTCTGCTACTGCTCCACAAGTTGGGACCAGTATATGGATGAAGATTATGAAGTAGCAAAGGGTGACAATACCCTTCGTGACCGTATTGGAGCTATCGAAGGTATTGACCGTCCGAAGACATTGGACTTCCTACCTGCTAACACATTGCTGTTGGTACAGAAGTCTTCCGATGTTGTCCGAGAAGTAATCGGAATGGATATCACTACTGTTCAATGGGAAACCAAAGGCGGTATGGAACTACACTTCAAAGTTATGGGAATTATGATTCCACAACTGCGAAAAGATTTCAATGGTAACACTGGAATCGTTCACGGTACCCACTCTTAGTCGATATGAGATGGGACGGGGAGTGCCTTGAAAACTCCCCGTCCTATTTCTTTTTTATTCTGGAGACGAAAAGATGAAGTTCAAAATAGTAACTGGATCCCACGCAGACCTAGAACGGTCTTACACTGCTGGAGATATTATTGAATCCGAAATTAATCTTGTTGAGGCTTTCGGTCCTAAATTCGAGGTCGTACATGGCCAAACTGAAGCACCAAAAGCTGAAGAACCCAAAGAAGATAAAGAACCCGTTGATAATGATGTCACCGATGACTTTGAATTATCATATGACGTTCAAATAGTAAAACGCAAACGGAAGTATTTTGTTATTTCTGATGGCGTTGAATTAAATGAAAAGGGACTAACTAAACGTGAAGTCCCTGCGTTTGTTTCAGATACGTTCGACGACCAATAATCACACAAATATTATTAGAGGTAAATGGATATGGCTCGGACTAATGCAACAAATGTTAAAGCAATAATTGAAGTTGATTCTTCCATTGTTCCTGCAGACTCCGATCTTGATCCATTCATCAATACCGCTAATGAATTAGTGACAGAACTTTGTACTGGTACTCAAGGTCCTTCGACTGCTTATTCAGTCACAAGACTTGAGCTTATTGAGAGATGGTTAGCAGCTCACTTTTATGCGATAAGAGACCCAAGAGCCAAGTCTGAAAGGGCTGGCTCTGTTGGTGTTTCTTACCAAGAGAAAGTGGATCTGAACTTTGCAGTAACTACCTACGGACAACAAGCTATGATGCTTGATACTAATGGCGCACTTGCACGACTGAATAAGGGCAAGGGAGTCGGTATCCAAATACTCTGGCTAGGTTCTACAACGACAGCGAGTCCTTAAGATGGGTATTATTACAAAGATGAGGAAACAGACGGCCGTATATTGGCCGCCTGGATCGGTAGATGCCTATGGTCGTCCCACACAAGGGACTGCCGTAGAGATAACTTGCCGATGGGAAGATACTCACGAGCAGTTTCTTTCCGCTATAGGGGAAGAACAGACCAGTAATGCCATAGTTTATACCT